TGTTAATATATTCATATAGAAAATCAGCAATACCTTCACACCCGGTGCGTTCTACTTCTGTAATCTTAGCTAGTTTTAATCTACCTAATTCTAATAGATGTTCGCGCATTGGATCATCTTGTGCAACTAGCAGAGTATGGTCAAACCATTCTTCTAGCTTGTCTTTAAGTGGTCTTAATCCTCCAAAATCAGTTACCCAATTACGGGCATCCAATGTATCTGCTTCAAATTCGAAATGAAAACTCATGGCATAACCATGAATTAAATTACAATGACTATCTGCACGCCATTGCCTGTAAGCTACAGGACCTATTTGTCTATATGTTTTTGTTGAGAAGAATTTTTTATTTGCCATCTCTTGCCTCTTTAAGTAAGTTTGACGACATGCAGAATTTATAAAGCGGGATGAATGTTCGAGTAAGACCGCTGGTTTGTTAAAGCCTCATATGTCGGAGAATTGTACCATTTATTCAGTGATAATAAAACATCTGTCATATTATAATAAGGGGTCCAATCTGCAAGACGCTTAAACATTGTACTATCAGCAACTAACGATGGAGGATCTCCTTCGCGTCGCCTATTAATAAATGTTACAATTTCTTTATTAGTAATTCTTTCTACAAGCATTTGAATTTGTAGATTAGAATGTCCCTGAAGCATCCCCAAATTATATATGCCTTGAATAGAATTGTCAATAGCTTTTATATGTGCAAGTGCAATATCTTGAACATGAATATAATCTCTAATACAAGTTCCGTCTGGTGTATCATAATCTGCACCATTTAAAGTAAATGATGTATTATTTTTGACTGCTTCAAATAGTTTGGCAAATATATGTGTCGCATTTGGTTCTTGGCCATGTTGACCTTTATCATCTGCACCACACGCATTAAAATATCTAAATACGGTATAATTTAATTTGTGGCATCGATGATACCATTCCAATAGATGTTCAACCATTAACTTAGATTCGCCATACGGAGATATCGGATCTACCTTATCATTTTCTCTTAACGGCGTTTTTGTTGTAGGGATTCCATAAACAGATGCGCTACTACTAAAAATAATTTTAGTCTTTGGAATATGTTTAGCAACAAAGTCTAATAGTAAATTTGTTTTAGATACATTATTGTGAAAGTAGTGGCCTGGATTTTGCATACTAGGACCAACTAAACTAGTACCGGCACAATGGATAATTGCTACAGGATAAACCTTTTTGTATAAACTAAATGCGTCTAAATCTGTAAAGTCGCATTGTAGGTATTCGTCTTGAAATGCATCAAGATGTTCGTTATGTCTGTTATCAATACCGATAACTTCGTATCCTTGTTTCTTTAATTCGATACAAGTTTGTCCTCCGATATAACCGGCGGAGCCGGTAACAACGACTAGTTTAGTACTTGGCTGCTGGGACATAATCTCTGTAATCTTTGCCGCTACGATACCATTTGGCATTATCTTCAAACATAATATCTAAACAACGATCAATAGTACCAGATGTCCAATCAGATAATTTACCTAGATTGGATCTTTCTTGATACAACAGAGTATTTAATTTAAATACCGCATCATCTTGCGACCAAGGAATATAAAGACATTCACGATCATTTGCAAATGTTTCAGGGAATGATCTATATGCAGGATACAAACAATTTGTACCAAGGGCATCTGCTTCTGATGCAGTATTACTTACCCAATCCTGTAATGCACAATTAAACAATACTCGAGAATCGCCTAACAATTCATAGTATTCATTCTTTTTAAGATTCTCATAGATTTTAAAATTATGAGTCTTTTCCATCGCTCGCGCGCGAGTCAAATATTTTTTGTTATTACTACGTAAAGGGCCGCCTGAAAGAACAGCAAACTCTACATTGGGATTAATTGTATGATATCTTTCAATTAGATCCATAAAGAAATCAGGTTGTTTTTCTTGATCGAATCTTGCAGCAAATACTACACGAAGTTTACGATCATTAAATGGAATACGAGTTGCCACACGACCACGAACTTCATCTTTATCAAATGCTAGTCCGGAAATATTAAAAACAGGTGCTTCCCATCCTGCAATTTTCATATGGGCAACCATTTCTTCGTTAGATGCAAGTACACCTGTAACAAATTGATCTGTCATCTTCTCATACAGACCCATCCACTTCTGCATATCCCATACGTGAACAAAATCATCCGGATCAATTGTCTGTGCAAGACAACGAACAAATATCCGAGGTTGATATTCATAGCTTACTTGATCCATAATATAAGGCAAAGCCTCAATACCTGGAGTAAACATATCTTCAAAAAAGATTGTATCCTGCCAAGTGATTTCACCAGCTTTCATCTTTTTAATAAGATTAGCCATCTGAGTTAGCGAGTAATAGCTACGACCATGTGCATCAAGTACTTGACCTGTTACAATTGCTTTAGAGTCATCTAGAATATCACCATGAATTACTTCATAGTCAATCCCCCTGCGCTTAAATGCGGCTTCACTCCATTGTTGCAACTGTAAGGTATAGCGACCTTCGTAGGGTTCTAAACCCATATAATATAATTTACTCACCTGCTACCCTTTCAAAACTAATTCTACAACCATTTTCACCATCTTCCGATACTTCAATAGTATAACTTCTATCAGGCCAGTGTGCAATACATTTTTCATACAAATCATTTGCCATCATTTCGCATGATTTATAATCCAATTGTAATGTGCCATCATTGTACCATTTTTCCATAATACGTTTTGCTTGGATGAATTCTACATCTCGATCGTCATGGAAGACTTCCATCTCTACTCGGAAATGAAAAATGTGTCGATGCGGTGTTCCTAAGAATGAAACGTCTAACCAATCGCCTGTTGCTAATTTAGGATCAGTTGCCGCCTGTGGATATTTATGAATACCCTCTTTTTGAAAGGTGACCCAAATGAAACTACTTTTTTTAATCATGCAAATAAATCCTCAAGTGAAACTGGTGGTTGTGTGTTAACTGGTTCAGACTCCATATACTTACCTACATTCTTTTCCCAATCTTCAAAATCTGAAAGAGTCTTAACATCAAATAATGTAGCATATTCATTCTCGCAATCTTTTTCTCTACAGAATTTTAAAAACAATTCTTTTGATTCGGTTAAAGCATTTACATCGTGAGTAAAATTATGTACGTTTGTTAAGATAAAAGCAAGACGTGCTCGCATAATATCTACAAATTTTCCGCCTGCTTCTAAATGAACGCCAACACCTCTATTCATTAATATATGATATTCTTCGGGAGTATAATTTGTCCCACATACTGTATTAATTTCTGTTGTGACTGTTCTATAAATGTTAGAATATTCTCTACCCATTTTTACAGACGTGCCGCCATATGGGGAACCTGCCGCTTTTTTAGCGAATGAGAAATAAAACAATCCATTATCCAATGACATGGAATGTGTGGTTGAATCATATGAGATATCAATGCCTTCATACAGACCAGATTGACTAAAACAAATATAAGGAAGAATACGACGTAGTGCCCCTACACCCAAGACGTGTAAATGAAATGGTCTTGTGTATGGCATCTGTGTAACGTAAAATGCTCGTTTGACGTCTTCAAGCTGACCCATACCTAGAGCAGCCGATCCCATAGCAAGACCACCTATACGATGGTGCAATGCTGGAGTAATTTCTTCAAGAACTAATTCTGCCCAGCGTGAATATGATTCTTGAGACGAGCCCTGCATAATAACAAACGGTCTACATTTGCTACCGATTCTATCAAATGTTTCAATTTGTGCTTTTACGTTTCGACCAGTTTGTCTCGCATACTCGTCAAAATTATCCATATCCGCATATCTACGCTTAGTATCAATCTTAGATGATACCCCGCTTGTAGAAGTTGTCTTAACAGGAATCTCATCAAATGCCATACCGATATCTGCGTATGTGCCTTGATTCAAATAAACTTTTTCTCTAACGTCTGGAGTATTTTTCAATCCACGAGTAATAATCTGCAAACCACCAGAGTCAGCATGGATGTTATTAATTGAAGGGCGAAACTTTTGTAACTTAGGTCCAAAGTTCTTTTCTGTAAAACCATTATACAATAATGAGAATGTGTGATTATTTTGGTTGTGACATACTCGACCAATCATGTCAAGCATCATTTCTAATACATCTGGATCATTACATTGTTCTGCACCTAGGCGCAAATATGCTGGCCCAGAAATTACGTATTCATATGTTCTCATTCAAACAGGCTTTCTAATGAAGAAGTAACTTCTTCTTTTGGTATAAAATTAGGATCTTTAGTCAAGTATGTGTCGTTGTCTGTATAGATTATATTATATTTAGACTTATTTGTCAAGACACTTTTAACATCATCGATAGCCAAATTTGTCCTATTTAGGATCTTAACAAATTCGGCATACTTAATATTGTCATATTCATTAATTTTTGCAGAGTCAGACCGTGCTAAAGATGTTTGAACATATGAATTTAAGAATTTAACCCATCTATCAGATGTTTGGAAATCCAAATGTTTAATATACTGAAGCGCATCATGATTACGATCTTTTCGATCAGCATCATATTCAACCTTTAATGTTTCAGATACTTCATTCAAAGGTAATCGAATGTAGTACTTGCTATCAAAATTTGTAACCCATTCTGATTTATCGATAACGATACACGGCATATGTCCCAAACATTCAAAGAATGTAAATGGATAATTTTCTCGTAATGAAGGATTAAAGTGAACCTTTGCAGATTTAATAAAGTCAACTTTTTCTTTACCTACAATACTTGCTTTAATTTCGTAATCGGTTATGCCAAGTTCTGCAAGACGGGCTTCAAACTTCTTTTTGCCGTTTGCGTTGGTCATAATTTTTGCAGGTAACCCAGTCTCTTTAATTACCTTTAAAAATGCTTCTGGATTTTTACGATCTTCCCACCGACCAATATACAAGACACCTTTGCGTTCAGAATAATCACCTGTGAGTAATTCTCTTTCAGACATAGGCATACTTAAATGCTCTACATTAACTCCGCCATTATTTTTAATCTCAGCTACATTACGTGCAGATTGTGTACCAATATAACAGTTCTCAAGGTTCATTAAATTATTAAAGAACTCGTTGCAGCTTTCTAAAAACACACCTTTAAATTTTCTGGTATCACGGAATACCATACTCTCTTCATGCGTGTAGAATACAACTGGGATATAGTTATTAAGATCAAAACTCAATACTGCAGGCATTGCTTCTAAAGAATTACAAACAACCATATCATAGATGTTAGTATGAAACGCATTCATAACTGCATCTCTGAAGTTAATCATCTTTTCAAAATTAATTGAATCTGTAAAGGCAAATGTGCCAGTATGATTCTTATATGACATAGCATTTTTAGGGGCAATTAGATTTGCTCCCAACGATTCAACTAATTTGGCAAAGTCATTTGTTGCAGGTTTGTCAGTAATAATATCAACCTTCCAGTTAATATTATTTGCCATTTCAACAAACCCCTTTGCGAATTGACCAATGCCGCCATGCGGTACTAAATGTTGGTCACTAATACAAAACGCAATTCTCTTTTTATAAGTTTTCATACTAAATCTTTAAACATATTTTTGCGACCTTCTTCACCGACAAGCATATCAAATACTTCTTTAACTCGTTGTAGCATCGCACAATTAAACATTAATAAATCTCGTCTATCGTCGCACATCATTATTTGTTGATCGATTGGTTTAATCAATTCGGTCATTCTTTGCTGCACGTCAGTCATTCAATCTCCGAGGATTTTAATTAAGTGTTTTGTTTGATGCATCGCATCATCTAAGGCATTATGATACGTGCCTTCGCGCGTATCTGCAGGAATCCAATTGAACATTGCTTTAGCTGTTCTGTAGCAACGATCATCCCAGCATTTCCAAGGTGGTTCTCTACCTGTAATAAAATAAGCATTGCCTAAGATAGTATTATCAAATACTGCACCATTGCCCCAAATAGGCAAACTCTTAGGACCAAACCACAATTCAAACTTATCTAATGCTTCTTGCAATGAGATATTGTTTTTGGTTAATTCGCGTAATGCTTCTTTATTTTGTTTAGACCACCATTCAACGGTATCCTTAGAGATATGCATACCGGCTTCTTTACAACTAGCAAGATCAATCGTGCAGTAAAACTTATCTAAAATTTTACTGCCCTCAAACTTTACTGCACCTATTGAACAAATTGCTGCATTTGATCTTGTTGACATTGTCTCTAAGTCAACCATTACGTTTACTGTCATTTACATCCTTGTCTGGCAATCTGATAAAATTCATTTCTAACTGCTGGGTCATTTTTAAATCCGCCACCTAAACGAACTGTTACTGTAGAACTGCCTGTATCTTCAACACCGCGAGATTTGACACAGTAATGTTGAGCATCAATTAATACAGCAACATCTTCAGTCTCAAGAATATATTGTAGTGTGTGGAATACTTGTTCTGTTAGACGTTCTTGAATCTGAGGGCGTTTGCTGAAATATTCTACAATGCGATTGATCTTAGACAAACCAAGTACTCTAGTCTTTGGAACATAAGCAACAGTAGCCAATCCATCAATAACAACGAAGTGATGCTCACAATTAGATTGTACGTTTACATTTCGTTCGCAAACCATTTCATTATACTGCATTTTATTATCTACAGTAGTACATTTAGGGAATGCCTCATAGTCGAGTCCCCAAAAGATTTCATTCACATACATTTTAGCAACACGCTTAGGTGTTTCAATTAGACTATCATCTGTAAGATCTAATCCAAGGGTTTTCATAATATCTGTAAATAAAGACTCAATTACATCGATCTTACCCTTACGATCAATTAATTGTCCAGTTTCTTTAATAGGTGTCTCAACACCCATCTTAACTAGATGTTCGTGAACTTTAAGACCCAACTCGGGGTCGCATTTTGTTTTGTTATATGACATTTTAGAATCCTTCCTAACTCGGATATGATAATTGAAATTCGTTACCGTTGTGTAACATTATTATTTATACTTATTCTCTTCTAGCCATTCTGGCTCACCCACATGATTAGGGCCGCTTTCTAGTTGTTTATCTACTGCCCATTTAATTTCAAATAATTTCTTTTTGATTTCAAATGTAGTAAAACCATCATTATATGATGATCGAAGTTCCCTGCCCATATCTTCGATATCCCATACTATTTTATTCATTATGTTCCCCATGCGTTTTTAAACAATGGAATTTGGAGTCTATCTGAATATCTCCAACCTTTTCGCATTGCGAGTTCTGCCACATTGCGATTATTAATAGAGTACAACTGCTCAGTACCACCGAGAGGCATAAGATAAACAGGACCCGAAAAACCAGCTTTCCGATAAGCATTTACTGCCTCCTCTGCTTCTTCTGCATCTTGCGGCGAAGCGATTACAAATTTAAGATAGGTATAACCGCACCATTCATATCCTGCAACAACTTCTGGGCAAATAGCATCTTCCCATTTTTCACCAGATACTGATAACTTAGGAGAGACTGAAAATGTTAGCGCATCTGCTCCTCTTTTAGTTGGTCTAGTTTTATTACTTAAAGTCCAATTTAAAAGATATTGTTTAAATTCAGACGTTAACGGTTGCGTGCCATTTGTCTCAAATGTTAGCTCTTTTAATGATATCATCTTTGGATTATCTAACAATTCAGGATACTGTTTTTGCCAACCTAATAAAGGTTCGCCGCCAGTAATTACTAGGTGTTCGTCTTTCCATTCTTTAAACGGGAGTGTATCGACGACTGCTTCCACAACATCTTTAACATCGAGTACAGGGCTAAGATGCTTAAAACGAGGATCCCAACTAGCATAGGAATCGCAGCCAGTATGTACAAGAGGCAAGTCATTATAATTTTGGAAGCTATCAGCTTTAATCGCAATAACATTTCTTTCATCGCTTTTTTCACCTTTGGACATTCCAAATCCGTCACAAGTAAAATTGCAACCAAATGTTCTTAAGAAAACGGAAGGTACTCCCATGTACCTGCCTTCACCCTGAATACTATAAAATAGTTCTGATACTTTCAATTTTGCCATTATGTTATCTCCGAGAATTTATACTACATATTATATAGTGTTTAGTCATCTAAGTCAAGAGGATTTTCGATATCATCTTGAACTTTTTTAGCCTTTTTGGGGATATTCATTACCCGTTTTTCAATATCGACAGTATCCATTTGTCGTTTTAGATAGTCTAAGAATTGTGTGCCGAATTCACCGTTATCATGTTCTTGTAATATCAATGAATCAATATCCATATTCTCAATCAATTTATATTTGGTTGCTTGTTGTTTTTTCTCTTTTTGGATACGGCGAATAAACGCAAAGTAAATAATCTGCGTATAATAAGCAAACGGATTAGATGATTTTGAAGGATCAAATTTAACAACAGCAGTTAGGCAGTTTTCAATCCCATCAGAAATCATATCATCTTTAAAAGTGTAATTAATAAAATTAGACTTATATGATAAATGCGTTGCAATCTTAATAAAGCATTCACCGATGTATCTAGAAACTACTGGGGCTTCTTCGCCTTTTGCCGCAGCTTCATCTACAAGTTGTCTATATTCTATAAGTGCTTGCAGGAATTTTTTATTGTCAACATAGTGTGACGATACCGGCATTGTCTTTTTAGTGGACAAGCCTTCCGCGTCTTCTGCTAATAGTGTTTCTGAGGTTTTCATGGTTATCTTCTTTTTCAATTTGGTTGTCGGATTCTTCAACTTCAAGGTCTTCGGCTGTCATTCTTTCATTTAACTCTGCCTCTTTACGCTCTTGAACATATTTAATATAATTATCTTTCAATGTCTCTTTAACATTCGCAGCTAATATAATATAGTTTACAGGTATTTCATAAAATTCATCTTCAGCTAAAGCAAGCCACGGAGATAATGTATATGATTCTACCACGCCTGCTCCAAACGGAGTTCTTAGTTGATTCAACACCATTGGATCTTGTATAAAGATTGTCTCTTTATCCTTTAGTGATAAATTTTCTTCAGTTTTACAAACTATATCTTCACCGCTATTAAGTTTCAATAGTTTATAGGATTGGTTCATTGTAGTTTTACTTTTAAAAGTTTATATTCAAAATGTTCATCATTATAGATTTTGATTCGTTCGATCATGTGTAATAAAGTATAATTCTTTTTAGACTTCCAAGTCAAATCATCGCCTATATCATATAAGTTGCAACTACTTTTAGTTTCACTTGTTCTTAACCCCCTGCCAATTGATTGCAAATTTCTAATACGAGATTTAGAGGGAGATGCAAAAATGATATTATGCAGGTTTTTAATATTTATTCCTGTAGAGAATGTTCCATATGATGCTACAATTATAGCATCCTTTTCGGTTTCTGTCAATGCTCGAATTTGTTCTCTTTGTGCAGTATCTGTACCGCCGTACACAAAAAATACCTTTCGATTTTCTGCTTTAGAATTAATCATCTCGTATAACAATTTACCGTGTTTTTCAACATACTGAAATAGTACAAGACTGTTACCTTCTTGTTTTAATGTTAAATTACGGATAAACTTATTACGAGGTTCATGCTGTACTAGAAAGTCCATTTCTTCTTGATATGTCTTTCCTTTAAGTGCCTTTTTAATTTCATCAGAATAATCCAATATTAAATTATATATTTGAAGGTCTGCCAAGGTCTTGCTTGTAATAAGTTTCTTAGTTGTAGTAACTTTATACACAGGACCAAATAAGCCTTCTAATACTAATTTATGTGTCTGGGTTCCATCTAACGTGCCAGTAGTACCTACACGATAAGGTGCACCCGGACATTTATTTAGAATACCCGTTAAAGACTTTGCCTTAAATAAGTGAGCTTCGTCTCCGTAAATTGCCTGAAAATCATCAAAGAATTTTTTAGGTAATTTATAAATCGATTGCCACGTACTAATAACAACATCATATTCGTTAGACTTCTCGTGGCCGCCGTAAATACGATGGCAATGATTAGATGATTTCCATCCATTTAAACAAGAGTAATCTTGAAAATCAGAATACATCTGTTCAACAAGAGATGTGGTTGGAACAAGAACTAATTGTCTACGATTGAATTGTTCATGCCAACGCATAATACAATAAATGATATAGGATTTACCGGAACCAGTAGGAGATAAAAGTAGACGTCTACCATCGCTAATAGCTTTATGTACGGCTTCAACTTGATAATCCCTCATTTCAAGAGGTTGCCCCTTTGATCCAATATTTAAGTTTGTAATAAACTCTCGTATTTCTTCAAGTGTGCAAGTGTCAGCAGTATGAACATACTCAGAATAATCTACAGTATATCCTCGCTCTTTAGCAAAATGTTCAACATAATCTTTTAGACCAACATACAGTTCTTTGGTGAACATCGAAAAAAGACGGACACGGCCATCCCACATCTTTGATCTATAAAGAGGGTGGAATTTTGCGCCAGGAACTTCAAATGAAAAATGATCGTTCAATTCTTGTGCAATTGAAGGTTCAGCATCCACATTTAAATATACTTCGTTCTTTTTTCTTATTCTTATATCAGACATTACATCATACCGTTAGTAAATTTAGTCCATTCGATTGCATTTTTAATATCCCATGTTCGACTATTCAATGATCTAATAATTTGTTCAAGCTGATACATGACTGTTTTAAAGTACTCAATCTTATCTTGTAAAATAATCAGATCGGAATCTACTTGTAGAAATTCATCCATTTCATTCTTCAATGGTTTATTGCCTTGCCATTGTTCCCAACCTTCGTCAGTTAGTTCCAGTTGAGTCATTTCTCCTCTGAAATATTTGTACTTTTTGCGGCGAAGGTTTAAGTAGTCAGACTCAGCTTTTCGTAAATTAAGTCGAGTAGATGATAAAAAATTTAAATACTTAGAATGTAAGGTGGGTGTGCGAGCAGATTCATGACCTAGATTAGTTTCGTCAATCTTGCAATCATCTGCCCACAGATTTTGTAAATCTGTGAGCTTCATAATTTAATTATCCAATTTGAATAATTTGTGCAGGATTACCTTGGAAATTAAATGATCCAAAGTGATTTAACGAAATAGATGGGTCTAACCAAATGTCGCCACCGATATCTTGCCAACGTCTGCTGAAGGTATAATCTTCAGATAAGTAACGTCTATCTTTAGGATCAATCATTGTGTCAAAGAATGCATAGAAAAAGTCTTGCAAATCAGGCGGTGTGTTCAAGTCATTGTTGTACTTCAACTCAGGATATGCCGCAATCATCTTGTCAATTGCTTCACGCTTAATCATCATAAAACCTGTAGCGCCATCGTGCAATTTAATAACACCATTCTCAATAGCAATTTGTTTTAAATCGCGATTAACGAATTTAAAGTTAATAGCATAGTCTGAGCCAGCAGCTGCAATATCACGATCAGAAATATCCTGACCTTGTTTAGAGTTAATGCTGTCTTTAATGCGCTGCCAGTTAACACCCTTCTTAGGATATGCACCTACGCAAACTTCTTTATTGTGAGCAATTAGCTTCAATACATCTTCAACCTGAAACTCAATATCAGCATCAATAAACAACAAACGAGTGTAATTGCTTTGTAGGAAATAAGCAACCAATACGTTACGAGCACGAGTAACTAAAGACTCATTTGCAATAGTACCAAATGCGATTGGAATTTGGTGTTGATTAAAGAATGTCAATGTACGAACCATTGAACGGAAGTATGCCTCTGTAAGCATACCGCCATAACAGGGAGTTGCAATAAAGATTCTTTCTTTACGTAACTCGTCAATGTTAATTTGTAATTGACCCGGTTGAGCTTGTTGAGGTGCGGCTGGTGCTGCTTCCGGTTTATTAAATTTAGGTACCGGAATTTTTGGAATGTTTTTCAATCCAGTTTTATTATTTGCCATAAAATCTCCATAGTTAATTAAAGTCGCTCCACCTCAAATAGGGTATATTTAAATGAAGCTATTGCGGTGAAATATTCTACACCAGCAGAAGCAATATCAAAGTCCAAAGCTTCTAAAGACACTGGGAACATGTCTTTATATATTATATTTACTTTAGGCGTATTTGTCGAGTCTAAAATCGTTAAAGTACCATCCGAGTATGCCAAAACTTCTTTTTCGCCATTTGCATTAGTTTTTAAAGGAAATGCGGTTGGTTTATTACTAACGAATGCACCAAACTGAGTGTAATCGTTAGGAAATCCAAGTGCAATTAACCATTTATATAATTCTAAGTAGTTTGACATATCTTCCGAAATCAAAAATCGAATAGTAAAATCCCCAAATACCATTTTATCGCCAATGCGAGGAATATCAACAAAGGGGGTCGGTTGTGATGCAAAACCCATAGCCAATTGGGGCAAATTCGCAGATTGACAAGTATATGAAACACCCGGTATATCTTTTATTGCAAATTTGAACGCGTTAGGTCTTAGGTAATCATAGGTGGTAGGCAGACTATTTACATAGTTCCTTGATAATACATCTATATTTGCAGTATACATTTAACATCCTTTGCTGACATTAATATTTATAAGGCAAAAAAAGGGGGAATTTCTTCCCCCTTTTAAACAGTCTAGGACTGTGCCGATCTTAATGCCGACTTAATTAATGCAAAAATTACATTAAGTTCAACACTTTAGTGCGACGATAGTATTGATTACGGTTAGCCGTAAATGTATCAGCGTCATTTGCACC